GAGGATCCTTTGGTGGATTGGTTGAACACTCCTGAAATCAAAGCCTTTCGCGGAGCTTGGCAGGCAGAAGAGACAAGAATGCAAGCAGAGGATCAAGCTTGGTGGGACAGCCTCAACATAGAGGAACGAGCAAGATGCTTTAGGCAAATGATGAAGCTCATGCACAAGGCGGAGATCAAAGACAGGGGCTCCTATCGCTATGCCATGTACGATGTTTTTGGCGTGGACTATTGCGACGGACTAGCTCACTACATGGAGCTACACAATGCTATTTATCGTGGCCTGGAAGCGGACAGAAGGGCCTATAGGACGGATGATGAGGATGTACTAGGCGAAGATACAACTGGCCCGTGAGAGCCGCTCCTGCGGACAGCAGCATTAAGCCTACGATTACTTCCATCGTCTGTCCTATTCTCCTTCCATTTTACTGGGAAGCTGCCAAGTGATACGGAGTTCCCCTCCCAGAGCCTTAATGTCGTCGCTAGCGTCTAGAGGAGCTTCGCGCACAATCATCACAGAAGGGACAATGGCATCGCGCAAGGGCGTAACAGTGGCTTCAGGAAATAGCTCTCGAGCCTTGTCGGCAAGCTGATTCGCCTTGGTTTCCCTTTCGTCTTTTTCCCATTGCTTCACCAAAGCAGCAGCTTGCTTGTCCACTGCTTCCATTACCACTTTTGTTTTCCACTCTGTCCACTCGGGCCTGCAATAGGCCATGAGCATCTTGAACCAAGGCTTTCCCGCTAGCGAAGGCCACTGTCCTGCGGCCCAAAGGCCAGCTTCATAGCACAGTGCATTCAGCCAGGACTGCCGGTTCATCCTTCTCTTTTTTCCATAAAATAAAAGAGCAATGGAAGCACGTTGCTTAACCTTCCTGGAAAACTGACAGAAATACTGTGCCCGCCTTGGTTAGCGGCAATACTTTATCGCGAAGATCAATGTTAAAGATTCTGCAACAACCATGAGTTGGCACTAGCGGCTGCTTGGGTGCCCACGCGCCCGGCCAGCCATTTGCGGACCCACCCCCGTGGAGGCAAATTCCAGAGCGTCCGTGCTTGGCCTCTTGATTTTCTAACTCAACCATGTCAAAAGTGTACCAGCCATACGCCATTAGAGTGCGGTCGTAAGCAGGGTTGCTCCCGACTCGTTCATAGTCTCTGTAAATAGCTCCCAATTTGTATAGGCCGGGAGGACAGTCAGAATTTTTAATCTTCCATTCAAAGTCGCTGTATTGTCCACGAGCCAAGCAGGGAATCTCCCATAGTAGTTTTCCTTCAAAAGAAAAAGCCTTCATCGTCTCCACTAGATCATTGACGATCAAATGGGAGTCGCCTCTCTTGAAGCCAAAATCTTGCGGGCGTTTCTTTGGACCGATCATGGTAGAAGTGGTGGATTCGGGAGCGTATTGTTTCATGAGCCGCGAAAGTTTCGCGGGATATTCTGGGTCAGTGGCGTATTTCTGCTCCTTAAGCATGCGAGCAGCGGCGTAACGATTAGGAGCATTGTTAATGCCCTTAAACTGCCTATAGTCTTTATACCAGCGAGTGATGAGATATTCGATGCAGGCGGATAAGCTTGGAAAATCAATGAAGCCCGCCTTGATTGTCACCCACTTCCCATCGTAAAATTCTTGTGTAGATACCACACTGCCCCCACCTTTTAAGCCGAGGTAGTTGTGCTTGCCAGAAGTATGTTGGCCAAAGCCGCTTTCTAAACAGCATTGAGCCGCCACAAGTTCCGGGAATCGCGCCCCGTGCTTGCGGGCAAGCTGAAAACACTCATCCCAGAACTCTTTGCTTGTGGCCACTGGCTTCAGCCCTTCACGCGGAAGATAGCCTTAAGACCAGTGAGGAGTAATTGAATGAGGTTGTTCTCCTTCCAGGGAGTGTGTTGAATCACCTGATCGAGAGCAGCAATGACAATGCCGCCAACAACGAACCACTCGACGCCAGTCATGATCGTAAAGAAAGTTTCTTAAAGCCTAGCGTCCAATTTCAAGCGAACGCACCCTTGTTTCCAAGCCCTTAATATTTTCTGTGAGTTGATCAAGCTTCTCTGCAATGTTCTCCACTTGCGTGGTGATCTTCACTTGCTGCTGGCCAATGCTCATCATCATGCCACCAGTGGCGAGCAGCATGCCAGCAGTAATGCTCACGGCCAAATGCGCTAGTTGTTCCTGCCAGGCATTCATTGCGTGCAAGCTTTTTGTCCATTCTAAACAATTCCCACGCCGTTGTTTTTCTGGGTAGGCTTAAGGCAAGACAACTTATTTCGCCATGGGGAAAGGAAATGAGGCCGACTTTCTTCTTTATTCCCTTTGTGAATTACGCCCTGGAGAAGCTAAGCGTCGTTTCCGAAAAAGCATTTTTGAAGACTATTTCCTGCGAGGCCCATTTGGTCACTGTGCCTGTGCCTATTGCGGCAAGTGGACGGAAAATCTGACCATCGACCACATTGTTCCCAAGAGCAAAGGCGGTCCGCATTTTTCAAAATGGAACAGCGCTCCTGCTTGCCTGTCCTGCAATGCGAGCAAGGGGAGCCTGCCAGTGTTTGAATGGTGGCGACCACAGAAGTTTTGGACGCCAGAGCGGGAAGAAAAACTTCTTGCGTGGGTGCATGCTCATAGCTTCATCAGTGCTCATACAGACATTGGAGAGTGGGAGCAATGGATGGAGCAAACGCAGCGAATCGTGCCAGTGCATGATGAAAAGCAAAAGGCGGCTTTGTGGCCGCCTTTGTCGCAATTAAAGCTTGCTAGTTAATTGGCTCGAACAGTTCTGAAGGACCTTGCCTGACGGAGGGCATGGGACAAAAGCCGTCTGTGCATTCTTCTTCTAAGCCCAAGCTTTCTCGCATGATGGCTAGCACTTTCGTCGCCGTGTCATTGGCCTTCACTTCTTCTGTCTCGACCATGGCAATTAAGCGATCGAGATACCACTGAGCCTTTTTGAGGTCTTGAGCGCCATTTTTCATTTCATAGCGCCAAATGTATTTCAGAATGTTGCCCTTGAGCATGCCCTTAAAGGCTTCTCCGCTCATGGAAGCTTCGATGGCTTCGATGGCTTCGATGGCGCCGCTGGCATAGTGCGACGGGCTGTTCACGGGATCGTGCATGATCAGAATTGGTAGTTGTTGGTTTCAAAAGCCGCAAAGGCTTCAGGAGCGATGGGGCGAGCAAGCTCTAACAAAGCCTCGGCATAGGCCACGATTTCATACTGAGCGCCCTTGCCAATGCGAAGGCTGATGAAATGCAGCAAAGCCTGCAGCGAGCATGTCCAGACAAAACTGGTGTACATGGCAGGAGGCAGAATAGCTCGAGCCTGCTCCTTGCTCACTCCCATTGCAATCAGCTCCTCATAGGCCGCCTTGGCCGTCGCTACGCCTTGCACATAGAAGAGCCTGGCCCTTGACTGTGCGCTGGTGCTAACGGGGCCTGCAGACGCTTGACGGTTGCTCTCCGATTGTCCTAGGAACTGGTCAGGCATGTAAAACTGAGCATCTTCCGCTGAGCAATAGCGGAAGCTCTTTTCGTTCCAGCCAAGTTGATCGTCAACGTAAGTAGAAGCGACAGTGTGCTTCCACCATTGACGAGCAACAAATAAAGGCGCCTTCACCTGCCACTTGAACACCACGCCACGAAATGGGCTTGTGTGGTGCTCACGAGCAAGATAGTTGAGAAGCTTTTCGTCCTTCTCATCCCATTGCTCTTTTCTGTTGTCAAAGCTTTGACGAGCATCGTTTACCACGGACAAACTATTGCCCATGGAGTCGATGAGAGCCACGAGGCTCTTGCCGTCTTTAAGGGGATCAATGGAAGGGAAATTAGTCATTGGAGGTGCGATCAGTACCAGTCATCAGGCGGAAGGTAAAAGCAAGGAGCCACCACTGCCAAAAGCCGAGCGCAAAGGTCGGGAAAAGAATGGCGGCGCAAAGGCTTAACATCCATGCACGCAGGCAAGTGATCAAAAATGCGCTGATGCTTAAACCAACAAGGCGTCCAAGCTTTGTGGCTGTGTCGTCAGAGACAGTCATTGAGGAACGAAGGCGATGGGGCGGATGCGTTGAATTGCCACTGTACTAGAGACGAGAGTATCCTTTCGCTCCCAGGCGACCACTGCCGCTTTTCTTCCATTGTCTTTAACAAAACCTTGGAAGACGCCGAAGAGGCTTGTCGGCACCATACCAGCCCCTGTGAGGGTGACCAGTACCACTCGCTCTCCAATGGTCCATGCATAATTCTTGGGCAACTGCGGCAGTCTATGCTTTCTGCTCAGTGGGCGCAAGACTTTCTGGCAGTCCGAACCTTCTTTTTCGGCATTCCTACCATCATCCACTGCCTTGACAAAACTCTTGCGACCATCATGCTGCTTTAGCCTAAAGACAACAAAGGAGGGCGAATGCATGAGCTTTTGTATTCCAGTGGAGATGGTCTACAATGGTCAGATCAAGCGGGGCATTATGGGACCGTTCGAGCATTCAGCAGAGCGTCAGTTTGCTTTGACAGTAAACAAACGAGCCATTGACGAATGCTCAAGCTTGGATCAGTTGAAGCCAGTAGCAAAGAATTTGCTTGAAGGGTGGTCCACCATGAACACG